CTATTCTCATTGCTTCTTGTACTTCTTCTCTAGAAATATCTGGGGCAAAACCTTGAATTGGAAAACTTCTTGCTCTATTAATTCCTACTATTCCTTCATTGGCACCTGGAAAAGTTGTTGGTGTGCTAAATGGATTGATTCCATATTGACCACCATAAGCTCCTGGAGTAAATCCTCCTACTTGTAATCCTTTGTAATCTCCACCAACACCTGTAGATCTAATTCCTGTGTAAGCTTGTGCATATGGTTGATATGGATTTGGTATTACAGCTAAAGCTTGTGCAACAGGGTCAGCAACCTTTTTTACTACATTACCAACTTTTTTAACTGCTTTTTTAATTGAACTTCCTATACCATAATTAACTCTTCCACCTACAGCCATCATACCACTATTGTATTCGTCTAAAGCTTGTCTTTCAGAAGGGGTTAACATATCTAATGGTTTACCAAATAATTGCATTGCTAAATCATTTAATGCATCCATTGGATCTGGTGCAGATGTCATTTGTGGTCTAATATCACCTTCGTATTTAATGGAAGGTGCTCCAGCATCTAATGATCCTATTCCACCACTCATATACAATTGTCTATACATTTGTCCTCTTGATATTGTCATAATTTAAACTAAGTTCTTAGTAAGCAGGGGAAACCTGTAATCTTATACTTTACTTGGTTTTTCCAAATAAATCAAGGCTTGGCATAATAATTTTGACATCTCTTCTAATATCTTGTTCTGGAACGTTTTTAGCCTTCCATTCTTCATCATTCTTATATACTTCGCCTGTTTTTAAGTTAGAAATAGTCTCTATTATCTTCTCTGGTTTTAATGTTTGCATGGTTTCCTATGTTCTATCAAATTCCAATATTGCAACTGTACCTTCAAAGATATCAGCCGTAGCTGCTTGCAGTTGTAGTTTGTCACTTTCTTCTAATATAATAGTTCCATCGGCTATTGATTTAGAAGTACCTGAATTAACAGTATGCTCTGCAAACTGAAAACTAGTTGTTACAGAGTTATCATATATAAAAGCTTTTATCTCTATATTACCTGCTCCTATATTAGCTGTATGTATATTTTGTATAATAGCTCTTGAGTTAGATGGACAAGTATAAATGTCTGTTTTATCGGTTGTTGTTAAATCAAATTGTGCGTTCTTATATCTATTAGCCACTACTTCCTCCTGTACTAAACCAAGTTAATCTTTGTGTTTCTTCTTTTAACTCTTGTTGAAAAGTAGAATTTAATTTTTGTACTAATCCGTCAAGATCTCTAATTAAAGCATCAGCCACTGGTTGACTGTATTCTTTACTAGGTCTTGTGAATGCTAATACTATTTTTGCCATTATCTTCTTCCGTCTGGTTGTATATCTAACCTAAAACTTCCTAATTTCCAATCTTGCGCCGTACCTGTATTTGCTATTTTTAATGAAACCAATCTAGCTCTAGCACGTGTATCAACTTTAGTTGTTGTAGAATCAATAGTAAAAGGTCCTAAAGGCGAACTTGCTTGTGTACTATTTGGATAATCTTTTAAATTTAAAGTTACCTGAGTATTACCTGTTTGAGATAAAAAGTCTGGAATAAATCTTCTTATCTTCATAATATAATCACCATCACCTTCAAGTCCTTGTTGTGGTGAAATATCAAAATCACCAGATTCTATGTTAGCTGCTATAGTAGTTGTTGCTGCAGACTTAACTTGATCTGTTCCTGTTTCGTGTTGATAGTATGTAGTAGCTCCTTCAGTATTTCCAACAACATCATAAGATGTTCCCGTTGCGTTATAAGATGTTCCATGAGGTAAACCAAATACAGATGAATCAACCCAAGTTGTTCTAGCTAAAGATCCTGTTGTCCATATTGGTCTTTGTGGAGTTGACTCCATATAATTATAAGTGACTGATCTATTAACAATTTCAGAAGAATTTGTTGGATAGAACCAAGTAATCTCACCAAACAAATTATTTAAACCTACATTTATAAGTTGTGATGCAGTTGTATTAATATCATCAAATACGTAATCTTCTACTAAACAAATCATAGCTTCTAGATTACCAGAGTATTTAAAGAAACCATTATCTGATAACCAATATGCAGCTCCATCTACTTCTATTGCAGCGTTTTGTCCTATCAATCCACAGTTCGTACCTACTTGTGCAAAACCAAATGTAAATGGTGGACCAATGAAACGCATTGTAAATAAAGATGTATCTGTCCAAACATAAATCGCATCTCTACCTCTAACCGCTCCTACAATTCTAGATCCATCTGCAAGTCTCTGTGTACCAGCTGTGTTAACAGCTGTTGGGGTATAAGTATTAATATCTTCTTGATCAGAAAATCTAATAAACATATCATCTTGTGTTGTTGGATCTCCAATCGTTGTTTCAGTTCCAAAGAACACTAAGTGTCTATCTGGTGTAGATACTAACATAGTACGTGACGCTGTTGGTGCTCCTGAAATAATAGTTGCTCTTGTTGCTGCAGCGTTAGCTGCGTTTGAATTCCATTCAAATACTTGTGCATTATGTATAAGTGCAATAACTTTATCTCCAAAGTTATCTATAGACCATAAACCTGGATCTATAACTAAGTCACCTGATGCTGCTTCGCCCCAAGCAACGTAATCAGATGTATTTGTTATTGTTGCAAGAGTTAAATGAGATGCAGCTGTAGTATTTCTTACTCCTCTAGTTACACCTGTTAAAGTACTACCTGTAATTCCAGTGTAAGATATTTCTTCCGAATCTATTTGAATAAAGTTAGTTCCTGAAGATGGAAATTGTGTAGCATCTGTTAAAACAATTGTTGTTGTAATACTGTTAATAGCACCATTTAAAGTTGTCTGTGCTTCTCCTAATACAGTACCACCCCATTGTCCTAGACCATAACCAAATCCTGGTGCTTGTTCTGCTGGTCCAACGCTATAGTAAGCTTGAACTCTAATACCGCCTGATGAGGATGCACCAGATCCTGTTTCATTTGAAGGCATAGTAATGGTAATAGTTGTTGAGTTAGTTACAGCTGTAACCATAAATTTTTTATCGTTAAAGTCTGTAGCTGTGTAATTTGAATTTGTAATTGTTGTAAAATTATCTAAAAGAATAATGTCTCCTGCTACAAGACCATGATCACTAGGGAAAGCAATACTAACAACATCTGAACCATTTATTGTTGTAAAACAACTTGATAAA